CCTGAGAAATGGCGTTTCGCCCAACACTTCAGCAGCACTATCAGCAACTGCAACATCGCAGCGCCAATCCACCAAGACCACGCGAACGTCAAAGGTACTGTGAATATCATCATCACCAAGCGTCGTAACAGCACTGGCGGGAACTTGCACGTTCCTGACTATGACGCCACCTTTGACCAAACAGATAATTCAATATTTGTCTATCCAGCATGGAGGAACTGTCACGGCGTCACGCCAATTGTTCCCACACACCAAGGCGGCTACAGGAATTCTCATGTTTGGTACGCCCTGGATTCGTTCGCATCATTAGGCTGAGCATATGGGACGGAAACGCTGCACAGCAGTTGAAAAGAAGTTTCGCCTAGCCAGGGTTACGCGAATGCTGGCGGCTGGGGCTACGCGTCAAGATTTAGTGCAGTATGGCGCTCAAGAATGGGGGCTCTCAAAACGCCGCGTTGATGAGTACATAGCTGAAGCACGAGATGAGTTGCAAGAGGATTACAACTTGGATCGTCAAGCCTTTACCGCTGTTCTCCTGGCTCAGCTTTCCATGATTCAGAAAAAAGCCATGGAGCAGTCAAACCTCCAAGCCGCCTTGGGTTGCATCAACACGGCTGCAAGGCTTGCGCGAATCTACGATTGATGGGGATTCTTTCCGCGATCCCGCCTGGCAACATCCTGCAGAAACTGGGTGAGGGCAACTCACAGATGGATGTTGAGCTGTTGGCTGAACGGATCAAAAGTGATTTACATCCTGGCCAGCTTGCTTTTGTAGAAGACAGTACGACTGAAATCATTGGCCTATCGGCAGGCTATGGCGCAGGAAAAACGCGATCTTTAGCAGCAAAAGCGGTGGTTCTTGCTGCTTTAAATCAAGGGTTTGTGGGTTGCGTAATGGAGCCAACAGGCCCATTAATACGTGATATTTGGATGAATGATTTTGAGGAATTTCTTGAGTTTTATCAAATTCCCTACACGTTTAGAGCAAGTCCGCTCCCAGACTACACATTGCATTTACCAGGCGGAGATACAAAAATTCTTTGCCGGTCGTTTGAGAATTGGTCACGCATTATTGGCTTGAACCTTGCTTGGGTTCTTGCTGATGAGATTGACACGGTGACGCCATCAATAGCAGAAAAGGCGTTCCCTAAGATCCTTGGCCGTCTTCGCGCTGGCAATGTGCGCCAGTTCGCAGCAGCATCAACGCCAGAGGGCTTCCGTTGGATGTGGAACACGTTCGGCACAGAGGAGGCGCAGCAGCGCCCTGATCGCAAACTCATTAGGATGCGTTCGGCAGACAACCCACACCTGCCTCAAGACTTTATCGAGCGGCTGCAAGCTAACTATGATCCAAGCCTGTTGCAGGCTTATTTAGAAGGCCAGTTCTGCAATCTCACGACTGGTCAGGTTTATGACCGCTTCGACCGAGAAAAGCACGTAATCACAGATATCCCCAACATTGAAGATGAGCCTCTCCGCGTGGGCGTTGACTTCAATATTGGAAACATGTCAGCCGTTATTGCTGTTCGTCTTGGAAACCAACTATTGCTGATCGATGAGGTCAGCGGTGCCCATGACACCGACGCACTCGCTCAAGAAATAGGACGACGTTTCCCCGACCGTCGCATCTTTGTCTATCCTGACGCATCAGGAGGCAATCGCAGCACGAACGCCAGCCAAACCGATATTCAGATCCTTGAGTCTTATGGCTTCACTAATCAGTCACCACGGTCAAATCCTCCCATTCGTGATCGCGTGGCTGCTGTTCAAGCTCTCCTAGAGAATGGGAAAGGTCAAGTAAGGCTGCAAGTCGCGGCCAACTGCAAGCGAACAATTGAATGCTTAGAACTGCAGAGCTACACCGAAGCCGGTGACCCAGACAAGGAGGCTGGTTATGACCATATGAATGATGGTCTTGGTTATTTAGTGTGGCGCGAATTCAATCCTCTATATGCGCGTGCTGGTCGAGGCACTGGCATTAGGCTTTACTAAACTGAAGGGATTAGGCGGGGTTTCAACGTGTACTCAGGTTTTTCGGGTGGCAGGCAGCGGGTTGGCAGCGTTACTCGTGTTAATGACCCGAACACAGCCTGGGTAAATCAAGAGCCCCATTGGGAGTTGATTGAGGCTCTTTTACAAGGCACTTACGGCATAAGAAAGAAACATCGAAAATATCTGCCGCAAGAGCCTAGAGAGCTTGACGAGTCGTATGACAACAGGCTGACTCGTTCAACACTGGCCCCTTACTACGTTCGCCTCGAACGGATGCTGGCGGGCATGTTGACCCGTAAGCCTGTCAGGTTGACAGACGTGAGAGATCAAATAACAGAGCAGCTTTTTGACGTTGATCTCCAGGGCAACGATCTAAATGTCTGGACGTACGAAACCGCCAGAAAGTGTATCCGTTATGGGCACGTCGGGGTGCTTGTCGACGCTCCTCAAACAGGGTCAAACGGTCGGCCCTACTGGATCGCATACACTCCAAAAGATATTTTGGGATTCAAGCAAGAGCTGATTGATGGGCAGCAGAAGCTGATTCAGCTTCGTTTGATGGAAAAGATCCTTGTTCCTGATGGCGACTACGGCGAGAAAGAGGTTGAACAGGTTCGTGTCTTAACTCCAGGCGCGTTTGAGATTCATCAGAAAGACGACAAAGGAGATTTCCGCGTCATTGATGAAGGCACAACCAGCCTTGATGAAATTCCGTTCGCTGTTGCTTATTCCAACCGCGTCAACGTGATGGAGTCGCGGCCACCAATGGCCGACATTGCAGAGCTAAATCTTAAGGCGTATCAAGTTCAATCTGATCTTGATAACCAGCTTCACCTTTCAGCTGTTCCCTTGCTTGCGTTCTACGGGTTCCCGCAATCATCGGAGGAAGTAAGCGCCGGGCCTGGTGAAGCGATTGCATTCCCAGCCGAAGGCCGCGCTGAATACATTGAGCCAAGCGGCAGGAGCTACGACGCGCAGTTCCAACGGCTTGAGCAGATTGCAGCGCAGATCAATGAGCTAGGGCTTGCCGCAGTCTTAGGCCAAAAGCTCAGTGCCGAAACAGCAGAGGCCAAGCGCATCGATCGCAGCCAAGGCGATTCCACGATGATGGTCATCGCTCAGCAAATACAGGACATGCTTGACAACTGCCTGCGGTTTCATGCGGCTTACCTGCAAGAGCCTCAAGCTGGTAGTAGTTTTGTCAACCGTGATTTCTTGGCCGCACGTTTGGAACCAACAGAGATTCAATCACTGTTGCAGCTCTACACAGCAGGAACCATTACTCAAGAGACGTTGCTAAATCAGTTAGAAGCTGGAGAGGTCTTAGGTGATGAGTTTTCCGTGCAGGAAGAACTAGAAGCTACACAGGCTGGCGGCTTGATCGAGATGAATCAGCCAACGCCACCGGCCAACCCGGCAATACCTGAAGAGTCAGCCGAACCTGAAGATCAACCTGAAAAACCTGAAATCCCTAGCTGATGTTTTGGAACAGATCCGCACAAAAGCAGCCAGAACCTGAGCCTGAATCAAGACAACAGGTTCTTTATTACGCGCAGACACCATTAAAGGGTGACTTGTTCGCTGTTGTCCGCGTGACTTGGCATAAAAAGGGAATGCCTATTGGTGTTGTTGAGTCGCAGCTAAGAGAAGACGATGGAGACGCGATGAGTGCTGAGTTTGGTCAGCTTGTAGGGAAAGCCTTGAGAGATGGCGCTGATGTCTCAATCATTTGCGGCGAACCTCCCGAAGCTGTAGGAATTAAAGAGCTATGACAACACCCGCGAAGCTGTATAGGAATGCAATTGATCTCAATCGCTATAGCAACTGGGTCGCCAAGCGTATTATCAGTTCATATAATGATTTACTTGTGGATACTGCTCAGCGTCTTGTTGGGATGGATGATGATGATGCGATTGCGAAAGCTGCAAGGTTATACGAAACACTGGACCAGTTAAAAGGGTCTCTTGAAGAGTGGGCGGCAAACAGCACAGCTTTGTCTGTGAGAGAGCTGGAAGAATTAGCAGGCGTTCAAGCTGGTTTTGTAGAAGAACAGCTAAGAAAAGCAATTCCAATTAAGTTTAGAGATCAGGTTCGATCTGTTGAGATCAGTCCACGTTTTGCGGAGGCTGTTGCAACAGCGGACCCAACGCAACAGCGTGGAATTGCTTCATTAAGTGACGATCTGGAAGCTGCTGTAAGTGGTGCCAAAAACATTAAAAAGATTACGACCGCAGACGGTGTAACGATGACACTGCCTAACGGGCAGGTTTTAAAAAACTCGTTTGCAAGCATGGCTAAGAAAGAAGGTGCTTTATTTGGTAAAGCGGTTCGCAATGGGTTTTTAACTGGTGAACCTGTTGAATCAATTATTAAAAGGCTGAAAGGTCGCTTGATGGAGGGAGACGCCGGGTCAATCTCTCAACTTCTTAGAGCTGGAGGCGAGTCAACAATAAGAGCCAATAATCAGATTCGCACGTTAGTTCGCACCAGTATTAATCAAGTGGCTAACGCTGCAAGCATGAAAGCTTATGAGGCGAACCAAGACATCACAAAAAAATATCGATACACGTCAACTCTGGACAGCAGAACGTCACCTGTTTGCAGGGCTCTTGACGGAACAGAGCATGTATATGGTAAGGGACCAATACCGCCACAGCATTTCAATTGCAGGTCTACGACTGTTCCAATAATTGACTATGAGGGCTTGGGATTTGACCCGCCACCACCAAGCAAATTAGGCAGGCCAGGTGGAGACAAGAACATTCCAGATGGTGAAAACTATGGCCCATGGCTGAAGCGGCAGCCGAAGACTGTGCAGGAAGACGTTCTGGGAAGCCAAGGCCAAGTTGGCTATTTCAATGCGTTGTCGCGCAAGTATGGCCCTGATGGAGCGATCCGGCGTTTTGTGCGTGAGGACGGATCAGAAAAAACAATTGGAGACTTAAAAAGGGCGTATGGCGATCCGTCAAAGATCAAAGCAAAGCCATAGTCAACTTCTGCACCTGTTGATGGCACTAAGAAAAAATAAGAGGGCTTGCTCTGTCAGGGCTGGGCTGGGTTAAGCTGCTTCTGTTGCTTTAGGTCAGATGGCAAAGCTCAGCAGTAAATTCAAACTCACGGTTCAAGGGGAAGCTCTCCCAGCTTCCTGCCCTCCTAAGAAGCCTGTCACTAAAGTCAAGACTGACAAAAAGCAAGCAAAAGAGGAATAAAACCAAACAGAGCTGATAGCCTTTAGAAGTAATTTAGCCTGTGGCTAATTCATGTCTGAAGAACAAAATGCTCCTGTGGAGCAATCTGTTGACACTAGCAAACTAGAAGCAGAACTCGAAGCGATGAGGCGCAAAAACGCTGAATTGATTGATGAGTACAAAAAAGCAAAAGCTCAAGCTAAAGCCATTCCAGAGGGCGTTGATGTTCAGGAGTTACTGGACTTCAAGGCTAAGACGGAACAGGCAGATCTGGAACAACAGGGCAAATACGGCGAAGCTCGACAAGCTTTGGAGCAGCAGTTCCGTGAGGCGACGGCGGAAAAAGACAAGCGCATCTCTGAACTTGAAGTTCGCGTAAGAGAGCTTGAACTGATTACGCCTGCGATTAGCGCACTTGCTGACGTTGTTCATGACCCTGATCTGATCTTAAAAACCAAGCTGACCAGTGATCAGATTGAGTGTGAATCTGACGGTACGGTTGTCGTTGTTGACGGTTACCAGCGCACGCCTGTCAGTGAATGGGCCAAGACTTTGCCAGCCTGGATGCAAAAGCAACCCAAGCCAAAAGGCAGCGGAGCACCTGCTGGCCGCACTTCTGGAGAGTCAGTAGCTGGAATGGAAAATCCATTTGTAGCTGAATCTTTCAACTTGACAGAGCAATCACGTTTGTTCAAAACCGATCGTGATTTGTACGAAAGGTTGAAAACAGCGGCTAACCGTTAACATGTGAGCTAATGGCAAGGCTGTGCTGAGCCGTTGGGCTGTGCCCACACCGTAAACATTCTCCTTTTGACAGATGGCAACTCTTAGGAGTGACATCATCATCCCTGAGGTATTTACGCCTTACGTCATTGAGCAAACAACTCAGCGTGATGCCTTCTTGGCTAGCGGTGTGGTGCGGCCAATGGCGGAGCTAAATGCAGCAGAAGGTGGTGGTGATTTCATCAACGTACCTTTCTACGCCGCAAACCTGAGCGGCGACTTTGAAGTTCTGTCTGACAGCTCTTCACTAACTCCAGGCAAGATCACAGCTGACAAGCAGGTTGGCGTGGTTTTGCATCGTGGTCGCGCTTTTGAGTCTCGCGACCTTGCAGCTCTTGCTGCTGGTTCTGATCCGATGGCCGCTATCGGTTCCAAAATTGCTGACTACATTAACAACCAACGCCAGAAAGATCTCCTTTCCTGCTTGGCTGGTGTTTTCGGCACTGTTCACACAACCAGTTCATCCGCTGCATTCTTTCCGCTCACCATTGATGGTGAATCAGGAGATACGCCCACAGCTTTGAGCCCTCGTCACGTTGCAGAAGCCAAGGCTTTGCTTGGCGATCAAGGCGAAAAATTGGCAGCCATTTGCATGCATAGCAAGGTTTATTACGACCTTGTCGAGCGTCGCGCTGTTGATTACGTCTTGGCGACTGACTCCAGTGGCGGCAGTGCTACCGCTTCCGGCGGTTCAATTGTTCAAGCCTTCGGGAGTCCTACTGTCTCGACCTTTATGGGTCTGCGCGTGATTGTCTCCGACGACGTGAACACCAATGGCAGCGGTTCTTCTACTGAATACGCTACTTACTTCTTTACAGAAGGGGCTATTGGTTCTGGCGAACAGCTCGGGCTCCAGACTGAAACTGACCGGGACATCCTGGCCAAGTCTGACGCTATGTCAATCGACCTTCACTATTGCTACCACCCAATCGGTGCAAAGTGGGGAGTTACCACTGCGAACCCCACACGGGCTCAGCTCCAAACTGTTGGCAATTGGTCGAAAGTTTACGAGACTAAAAACCTCGGAATCGTTCGGGCAACCAATGTTTCTAATATGGATTGATCGAGGTAACTAACCATGGCATCCATTTTTGAGGCAACAGCGGGCAAGCTTCTAGGCCCAACAACTGGCGGCACTGTCACTCAGGCCACCAGTAAAGCAACAGGTGTGACACTGAACACCGCTTCAGGTCAAATCACTTTGGACGACGCTGCTTTGGCGGCGGCTGCTGAGGTGACTTTTGCTGTTACAAACAGCGAAATTGCAGCTACTGACGTTGTTGTGGTTAACCACAGCTCCGCCGGAACTGCTGGCGCTTATCTCGTTCAAGCCAACACAATTGCCGCCGGCTCGTTCGCGATCACGGTTGCAAACCTGTCCGCAGGTTCATTGGAAGAAGCGATCGTTGTTTCTTTCGTAGCTCTGAAGGGCGCAAGCTCCTGATGGGTTTGTTCGCTTTTCGGCGAGCAAAAGAACGTGAGGCTGCTGCTACGGCGGCGGTCTCCGCTTCTAAAAAGCCCGCAATCAAGAAATCAACCGTAAAGGCCGATGGCAGTAACGATCACAGCAACGGCAGGCAGCGCAAGCGCAAACAGTTACCTGACACTGGCGGCAGCTGACGCTTTAGTTGAAGGCATGGTCGAAAGTTCCGACGTTTCCAAGTGGACAACGGGCAACGATGACACGCGCAACCGCGCTTTAGTTACAGCCGCACAGCGACTTGATCGCGAAAGATTTCTAGGCGCACGGGCAACAGATACGCAGGCAATGCAGTGGCCGCGCACTGGCGTTCGTAAGCCTGACACATATGTTAATACTTATGCCAGCGGTTTTCCGTTTCGCATTTCTGACGATTACTTCACCGATACAGAAATTCCTGATCAGATCCAGCGGGCTCAGCTTGAACTAGCTGTCTACTTAAAAAACAACGTTGACGGCATCAGTTTGAGCGGCCTTGAAGATTTCAAGAGCGTTTCAGTCGGTAGCTTGAGCGTTACGCCTGACAAGTTTGGAGCAGTGGGTGCTGATCGTATCCCGCCAATGGTTGAACGTTACCTAACCTCACTTAGGATAAGTGGACCGGGCAACATCGCTATTAAACGGAGCTGATCATGGGCATGGATTTTGGAATTGGGGCTGAGTTTGTCTCTGACACGGCTGCTCATACAGGCCGCTTTAGTGCGATCTACTTCAAGGAAGCGACCGTGATCAACGCAATCACTGCCGATAATTACACGGGCAACGCATTGGCTGGTGAGACTTTCCCGGCTGACTCGACAATCTACGGAGTCTTTACAAGCATCACTTTGACGAGTGGCGCTTGCGTGGCTTACAAAATCTAATGGGTCTTGCTAGCTCGCTGCAAAAAGTTGCTGACAAGATCGTCTCCAAGTTTGGCGGTGAAGTGATCATTCGCTATGTCGCGGCGGGCTCTTACAACGCGACTACTGGCGTTGTTGGCGAAACCATCAGCGATACAGAGGTAAAAGGCGTTCTTGAAGGCGTCAACGTTCGCGAAGCTAACGCCAATCGCCGCAATAACGAGCTAATTCAAACAGGGGACAAGCGTTTAACTGTCGCGTCTAATGCGTTGCCATCAGCTCCTGAAACAAAAGATCAAGTGGTGATTAGTGGCGTTGTCCATCAAATTATTAGCGTTGAGACGATTGAACAGGAGAATGAGGCGATCACCTACGAGCTGATTTTGAGAGCATAGCTATGGCGCGTCAGATCAAGTTAGATCAGATCGGCAACTATATGGATGGGCAGATCCGTCAACTTGTAAGAGTCACAACGCTTGAATGGGAGAAGCGAGTCAAAACGGCAACGCCTGTTGAAACAGGGACATTGAGGAACGCTTGGGAAAGCCGGACTGACAAGCATTATGTTGGCGAAGTGACCAACAATATGGAATATGCAGAACCTGTTTGCTACGGCACCAACCTGCCACCTTCATGGAAGGGTGAATTCAAAACAAGACAAGACACAGTCGCTGGCTTCCCCGACATAATCGGAAAAGAGCTTGAATCTTGGAGCCAGCAGCAATATCAAAAAATCGTTAGGAGGGGCTAATGGCTGCTGTAGATCTCAACACTGTTAGAAGCGTCATTGAAGGCAGGCTGGCAACAGAGCTTGCCAATGCTCCGTTTCTTCCCGTCGTGTTTCACAATATGGCGTACGAGCCAGCCATGAATTCCTCTTGGGTTCAATGCCTTGTCAGTTTTGGCGCTAACGAGTATTTAAGCCAAGGTCTTACAGCTGACTCTCAGAATCGCGTTGTAGGTTTGTTGCTTGTCAATATCTTTACGCCACAAGGTATTGGTCCTGGGGCTAACTATGTCATTGGAAAACGTATTCGTGACCTTTACAATAGGGTCATAGTGTCGGGGGTCTTCTTCGACGCAGCCAACGGCCCAGCGGTTCTGGCTTCACCAGTTCCTGAAGGCTACTTCCAAACTCAGGTCCGTGTGACCTTTGAATTCATCGAGGAACTCTGACCATGGCAACAATTCGAGGCGAAGCAGGATCAGTTGAGTTTGAGACTGGCTCAGGCAGTCTTGCGACCGTTGTTGGTACCCGAAGCTGGAGCTTGACAACTACAAAGGAAACGCTTGATACCAGTGTTCACGGGAACACCTTTCGTCAGTTTGTCGGCAGCATGATCAGCGGGTCTGGCACTGTTGAACTGGTGTATGACCCAGATGCAACCGGACAGGCCGCTTTTGTTGAGGATGTAATGAAAACAGGTGACACGGCGGATGCGTCGTTTGAACTGTTCACAACCGGCAACACAAACGGCACTGATTCTCTTGCTTTTGGTGGAATCATTACTGACATGGAAATTGGTTCTACTGTTGGTGATCTTGTGGTTGTCAGCTGCAGCTTTATCACCAGCGGCACTATCACTTCTAGCTTGGAGTAAGGAGGCTATATTTAAGCGGCAAATGTGTTGCTTAAATGCCTGCCACTGAACGGACAGTACGAACGGTTGACTTGCTGGTTGGGGCTTTTGACCTCAACCAGCGCCGCAAGTACGAACTAAAGAATGAAGCAGGCGACAAGATTGTTGACCTGTACTTCAAACCAATCACACGGGCTGACCGCAAAAAAGCTCAAAGCCTTGCGGGCACCGAAGAGGCTTTGGTTATCAGTACGCAGATGCTCTGTCAGATGGCTGAGCTTGAGGACGGAACGAAAGCTTTCGCAGCGGCTGATGCTGAGAAGCTTCAACGCAAGCTGCCTGAGTCTGTTTTAAATGATGTTGAGCTGTTTTTGTTTGGCCTTGCTAGTGAGTCTGAACTGGAAGACACAAAAAACGACTAAGGCAGGACAAGTGGACCCTTTTCGAGTTTCACCTGGCCTGCGAACTTGGGATGACTGTTAGCAGGCTCCGCACGGAACTGACCGACGCGGAGCTTGTTCATTTTGCTGCGTTCTACGAGATCAAGAATGAGGAGCAGGAAAAAGCAATGGATCGCGCCAAGTCGAGTCGGCGGTAAGATTGAGCGAGTGCTGGGGCGGTTGTGGCTGAGTCAAATATCAAACTCAGGGTAGACGCTGGCGGCGCTGTTGCTGCTCTTAACCAAACCAATGCT